AGCGTGCGTTACGCACTAAGCTTTACACGAATAATCAGAAAAAAATTGAATACCAAGCACCCCTACCCCCTTAGTTTACTAATACCCCCCGTCAATGGTACCTGCGAATGATTCCTATTTCTGCAATACTATTTTTACTGTGTTAGCATTCAGTTTTTGATAAAGGAGAACCGCATGCGAGAAAAAATATTAACTGCATTAGAGAACCATGCAAAAGGTCATATTGAAAAACATAGAATAAATGTTGAAGTTTACTTGACAAACCCGGTAGGAATAGGAGAACATAGTGATATCATCGAAGCTGTGGAGAAAGAGTTAGATGAAATAGCGAAGTACCACGATCAGTTGGAGATGATTAAAAAGTACTTCTAAAGTTCTTTAGGGTCGAACCCATATAAGGAGGCTATATGTCTGATGATGGCTTTGAAACGTTTGTTATCATGGTCGTGGTATTCCTGTTCTTTTGCTTTATAACAGTATAGGTGTGCCATTTCATGTAGTAGTGTTTTGCAGATGGTATCAAAGTGCGCATTCTTAGCGCTACTAATATAGATTGTGTTTTCTTCAGGAGCAAATTCTCCCATAATATCTTTGCGTCGAGTAACTTTAAATTTAATCTGACAAGCATGAGGCATATCTATCTTATCGAACGGCGGAAGTTTAACAAATAGTTTATATAGAAGTTTTAAATTATCGTCAGTTAATAATGTCACGACCATGCCTTTCCAATTGACCAAAGGTTAATAGGTTTAAAGTTTATTTCATGCCATGTAATTTTGGGAACTTCTTGATTAGATCGGGAGGTAGGAATAGATAATCTTGGTGTAAGCATTTGTCCCACGTTCTCTCCTTATATACTTCTTGTTGTTCCACAAGATACATATTAGCGTGTGCACACGAACGAAAGTTTCCCGCATACTCACCTTTAAGCATCGCGGCATCAAAATACACCACTAATACGTATTCAAACATTTGAATATTATACTCTTATATATGATAGAATGTTGATTTTTTAAATGAAATGCTTTATAGTTGACAACATCAACGTTAATAAAACGCAAAAACTATGCCTATTACAATAAAACCAGAATCGGATCATCCGCTTCCGGATAATTTTGATGCAGTAACGCCTACTACATTTAAAAAGAAAGTAGAAGTTGCTTCCAAGACTGCTAAGGTTTTAGAAGAGGCAGGCGCTGAAATACCTACAAGCACACAAGAACGTATAGAAGCAGAAGATCTATTCAAAGCTTTTACTGATCCAAAAGAAAAACCATCATTAAATGCAATAACTAAAAAAGCATTAGAGACTCCCGCTACAGTTCAACATTTATATAAATTATTAAATGATTATGATCATCAAGTTGTAGAAGAAGCTGTTCAACTTAGAAGATTTGTAACAAACAAATTAATTGAAGATGCAGATCACCCTGATGCAAGACATAGATTAAAAGCATTAGAGCTTTTAGGCAAAGTTTCTGACGTTGGATTGTTTAGCGAAAAAACAGAAGTGTTAGTTAAACATACATCAACAGAAGATTTAGAAAATAGGATTAAAAACAAACTATTTAAGTTAGTAGGCTCTGGTACAGCTATAGATGCATCATTTGAAGAAGTAGAAAACGAAATCGGTACTATAGAAGATAGTTCTGAGGACAAAGATGAATCTTAACATTGATGGTTTAACAGAAACCCAGCTTTATACAGCACTACAAAATATAAAGTCCTTGCCAAAAAATGAGCAAAAAGAACTTTATCAAATGTTAGAGCAATTAGAAAATCTTCAACAAGTTGAAAAAAGTCAAAATACTTTTTTAGAATTTGTAAAACATGTATATCCAGGCTATAAAGTAGGAGCTCATCATGAAAAACTTGCTAAAATATTTGAAGATATTGCTAACGGCAAGAAAAAAAGAGTTATTGTTAATATTGCACCTCGACACGGTAAGAGTGAACTTATCTCCTATCTGGCTCCAGCATGGTTCTTGGGTAAACATCCGCACAAAAAAGTTATTATGGCATCTCACACTGCTGATCTTGCGGTTAATTTTGGTCGTAGAGTGCGTAACTTGGTGGGTGCAGCGGCATATAAAGACGTTTTTCCAGATGTTACTCTCCAAGCAGACTCTAAATCGGCTTCAAGATGGGGTACTAATTACAATGGTGAGTATTTTGCCATTGGTGTGGGCGGCGCTCTTGCTGGACGAGGGGCTGACCTCTTTATCATCGACGACCCACACTCTGAGCAAGAGGCAAAACTTGGAAAACCAGATGTATTCTTACCAGCATGGGAGTGGTTTCAATCCGGTCCCTTACAACGGCTTATGCCTGGAGGTGCAATTATCATTGTAATGACCAGATGGTCAAAACTTGACCTTACTGGACAGATAGTTGATCAAATGATTAAGAATGATGAGGTAGATGACTGGGAACTTGTTGAGTTTCCAGCTATTTTAGAAGATAAAAATGGAGAAGAACGTAGTTTATGGCCTGAGTTTTGGCCGTTAGAGGAATTACAAGCCAAAAAAGCTGCGTTGGATATAAGATATTGGAATGCGCAATATTTACAGAACCCAACTAGTGAAGAAGGCGCACTTATTAAGAGAGAGTGGTGGAATATTTGGGAAAAAGAGACTCCGCCATCTTGTGAATTTATAATTATGACGCTTGACGCTGCTCAAGAAGCTAATACAAGGTCGGATTACAACGCACTAACTACTTGGGGCGTCTTTTTTAACGAAGAGACTAATAATTATAATATAATATTACTGAACTCAATCAAAAAACGGTTGGAATTTCCAGAGCTAAAGCAGCTTTGCATAGAAGAATATAAAGATTGGGAACCTGATGCCTTTGTGGTTGAGAAAAAATCTAATGGTGCTGCACTCTATCAGGAGTTCAGACGGATGGGCATACCCGTAGGAGAGTTTACACCAGGTAAAGGCCAAGACAAAATTAGCAGAGTTAACGCAGTTTCAGATCTTTTCAGTAGTGGAATAGTTTGGGCACCAGATAAACGCTGGGCTAACGAAGTGATCGAGGAGTGTAATGATTTTCCTTCTGGACAAAACGATGACTTGGTCGATGCAACTACACTAGCTTTAATGCGTTTTAGACAAGGTGGCTTTATTAGGCTGCCTAGCGATGAGGAAGATGAAATTAAAATGTTTAGAGGATATAGCCAGAAACGATTATATGCTCTATAATTTTGCATTACAGGTTTGGCAGTTAATTACGTTAACTTTGTTAACTTCGTGGAAGGTGATAAAGATTACCAATTTAGTTTTGTTAGTCTTAGTTAACTTAGTGATAATACAATTTAAAAAAATATTAGGATTATACAATGGCAGCGAATGACATAGATAAAGGATTAGCTCAAGCCCCTAAAGGCTTAGACGACATGATGAAAGAAATGGCTAATATGGAGCCAGATCTTGAAATTGAAATCGAAGATCCAGAATCAGTAAGTATTAAAGCAGGTGGAGTAGAGCTTGAAATTGATCCCGACGCTATGGCTGATGATGAATTTAATAAAAACTTAGCTGAAGAAATGGATGATGATCAGTTAGCAGTATTAGCTGATGAATTGTTAGAAGATTACGAAGGTGATTTATCTGCAAGACGTGATTGGTTAGATACGTATGTTGATGGATTAGATCTTCTTGGTATGAAAATAGAAGATCGATCAGAACCATGGGAAGGTGCATGTAACGTTTACCACCCACTTATGACAGAAACACTAGTTAAGTTTCAAGCTGAAACAATGACTGAAACATTCCCCGCTGCAGGCCCTGTAAAAACTCAAATTATTGGTAAAGAAACTGAAGAAAAGATTGACGCTGCTCAACGTGTTCAACAAGACATGAACTATCAATTGACTGAGAAGATGGTTGAGTACAGACCTGAACACGAAAGAATGTTATGGGGTTTAGGTTTAGCTGGTAATGCGTTTAAAAAAGTTTATTATGATCCTAACTTAGAAAGACAAGTATCTATCTTTGTTCCTGCAGAAGATATAGTTGTACCATATGGCGCTTCAAGTTTAGAAACTGCAGAACGTGTAACACATGTAATGCGTAAGACTGGTAATGAACTACGTAAATTACAAGTTGCGGGTTTTTATAGAGATGAAGATTTAGGTGAACCATCACATGATTTAGAAGAAGTTGAAAAGAAAATTGCAGAGAAGATGGGATTCAATGCAACGACAGATAATCGCTTCAAAGTTTTAGAGATGCATGTTGATCTCGATCTTGAAGGATATGAAGATGAACAAGACGGTAAGAAAACAGGTATTGCCCTTCCATATGTTGTTACTATTGAACGTTCAACACAAACTGTTTTAGCAATTAGACGTAATTGGAACCCTGATGATAATACTAAACAAAAGCGCCAACACTTTGTGCATTATGGATACATCCCAGGATTTGGGTTCTATTGTTTTGGTTTGATTCATTTAATAGGCGCGTTTGCAAAATCAGGCACAATGCTTTTACGTCAATTAGTAGATGCAGGTACATTATCTAATCTTCCTGGTGGATTCAAATCTAGAGGGTTACGTATTAAAGGTGATGATACACCAATTGCTCCTGCTGAGTTTCGCGATGTAGACGTACCAAGCGGTACAATCCGTGACAATATTATGGCTTTACCTTATAAAGAGCCAAGCATGGTTTTAAATCAGTTGATGAATCAGATTATTGATGAAGGAAGAAGGTTTGCTTCAGCAGCTGATTTAAAAGTTTCAGATATGTCTGCCAACGCACCAGTTGGTACAACTCTAGCTATTCTCGAGCGAACTTTAAAAGTAATGAGTGCAGTTCAAAGCCGTATTCACTATGCAATGAGACAAGAGTTTAGATTATTAAAAGGTATTATTAGAGATTATACTGATGATGATTATACGTACGATCCAGTAGAAGGTGCTCCTAATGTTAAAAAATCTGATTATGATTCAGTTGAAGTAATTCCTGTCTCTGACCCTAATGCAGCAACAATGTCTCAAAAAGTTGTTCAGTACCAAGCCGTTATGCAGATGGCACAAGCTAATCCTGATATATACGATATGGTTGAATTAAATAGACAAATGTTAGACATATTAGGAGTTAAACATGCAGATAAACTTGTACCAAGCAAAGAAGATATTAAAGCAGCTGACCCAGTACAAGAAAACATGAACATTCTTAATAGTAAACCTGTTAAAGCATATCTATATCAAGATCACGAAGCTCACATTAATGTACATATGAACTTTATGAATGATCCAAAAATAAGACAGCTTGTAGGACAAAGCCCTAACGCTCAAGCAATTCAAGCTGCTATTGAAGCCCACATAGCAGAACATATTGCATATCAATATAGAAAAGAGATTGAAAAACAAATGGGTTCTGATTTACCAGCAGAGAAAACAGAATTATCTCCAGAACTTGAAGTTGATATTTCTAGACTTGTTTCTGCTGCTTCTGATAAGTTATTACAAAAAGATATTAAAGAAGCTCAAATGCTACAACAACAGCAACAAGCACAAGACCCATTATTACAAATGCAACAAAAAGAACTACAACTTAAAGAAATGGAAATTCAAGCAAAAGCACAAAAAATGCAAGCTGATGCAGCATTAGAACAAGCTAGACTTGAGTTAGATAGAATGAAAATAGAATCAACAGAAAAAATAGCTGGAGCTAAACTAGGGGCCGACGCCGTAAAAGAAAAAGCTAAACTAGATTCAGAAGAATTTATAGCAGGTACTAAACTTGGTGTAGATGTAGTAACCAAAAATGAAGAAATTAAATCATACAGAGATAATAACTCTAGGAAGGAATAGTAAATGAATCAAACGTTAAAACTCCTCGCTGAAAAGCTTGGTGAGGAAAGGCAACGCATTAGTGATGATTTGGTTATGGGAAGAGCTGAAGAACATGCACAATACATGCATGGCTGTGGCATTATCCGTGGCTTTGACATTGCTCAAGGATTAATTTCCGATATAGCAAAAATACAGGAGGATGACGATGAGTGAAATCATAACTCCTAACAAAACCATTGTAGACTTCAAAGGCAAAGCAGTTAAAGCTGAAGAAGAAAAGCAAGAAGAACAAAAACCCACACAATTACCAGAAGTCAGAGGCTATCGCATATTATGTGCTGTACCTTCTGTTGATGAAAAATATGAAAGTGGAATTATTAAAGCAGACAAGACAAGACATATTGAAGAACACTCGACTGTAGTTTTATTTGTTATTAAATTAGGAGATATGGCTTATGCAGACAAAGACAGATTTCCTACAGGACCTTGGTGTAAAGAAGGTGACTTCGTAATTACCAGAGCATATTCCGGTACACGTATTAAAATTCATGGTAAAGAATTTAGGATCATTAATGATGATACTGTAGAGGCTGTAGTAGATGACCCAAGAGGTTACGAAAGAGCGTAAAAAATATTCAGAGCTCACAGAAAGACAAAAAGAACTTTCTAGAGCTCGGGGTAGAAGATACTATGCTAGGAACAAAGCAAAGATAAATAAAAAGCATAGAGAAACACCTGTTTCTTTTGCAAGAAAAAAAGCAAAAGCTTTATGGGAAAAATCCAAAAAAGGTAAACTTTATAGAGCTGTTGCTAGAATTAAAAGACGTGCATTAAAGAAAAACTTAACTGAGCTAGACCAGTTTTGTTTAAAAGAAGCATATCGTTTGTGTAAACTGCGAGAAAAACAAACGAATATGAAATGGGAAATAGATCACATAGTTCCTGTTTCAAAAGGTGGTACTAACAAGTACTACAATATACAAGTTGTTCCTGCAGTTTGGAACAGACGCAAATATAACACCAACACTGATAAATTTTTCGGTGCAACATAAGGAGAAATTCGATGGCTAAAATCATCAATGAAATACCAGCGGAACTCGAAGATGATGAAACTACGGAAGTAGAATTAGAATCTAAAGAGGATAAAGAAGATTATGCAGAAGCTGTAGAGGCTAAGAAGGAAGAGAAGAAATCAAAAAAAGAATCTAAACCAAAACAAGAAGAATTAGATTTTGATCTAGAAATAGAAGATGATACTCCTCCTGAAGATCGTAACCGTGACCCACTACCAGACGAGATTGTTGACGAGCTTGAAAAAGATACTTTAGAAGATTATTCTGAAAGAGTTAAAAATAGAATGGCTCAGCTTAAAAAAGTTTGGCACGATGAAAGAAGAGCTAAAGAAGCCGCTGCTAGAGAAAAAGATGAAGCTGTAAAATATGCTCAACGAATTATAGAAGAGAACAACAAGCTTAAGACTACTTTATCAACAGGAGAAGAAGATTATATAAAAACTCTTAGAGAAAAGTATGAAATTGATTTTGCTGTAGCTAAAAGAGATTATAAAGAAGCATATGATTCAGGAGATTCTGAAAAGATTGTTGAAGCTCAAAGTAAATTAAATGAAGCTCAATTTAAATTATCAAATGCTCAGGGATTAAAACCTCAATATAAAGTAGATGAAAATACTTTACAAAATACACAAAATAGCGGACAATTAGAAACACAAAATACTAATCCTAGACCAGATCCTAAAGCTTTAGCTTGGCAGGATAAAAATAAATGGTTTGGGCAAGATACAGAAATGACTAGTTTGGCTTTAGGCTTACATGAAAAATTAGTAAGCTCTGGTGTAGATCCAGCTAGTGATGAATACTACCGTCGTATAGATAGTACGATGCAGAAACGTTTCCCAGAATATTTTGGGGAATCTGATGATTCGTTGGAAGAGGAAAAACCTGCCCAACGCAAACCTTCTAATGTAGTTGCTCCGGCCACGCGAAGTACCGCGCCTAAAAAAGTACGGCTGACTAAAACTCAGCTAGCGTTAGCTAAGAAATTCAAGTTAACACCGGAACAGTATGCAAGAGAACTTTTAAAAACGGAGAACGCAAATGGATAAACGTCAAGATAGAGACTTAGAAGTAAGAGAAACAACCGACCAAAGAAGTAAACAGTGGGCACCCCCATCATTACTTCCTGAGTTTAAAAAGAAACCTGGTTGGGCGTACAGATGGATTAGAATTACTTTAGCTAACGAGGCGGATAACCGAAATGCTTCTTCTAAAATGCGTGAAGGCTGGGAACCTGTGAAACATTCAGAGCACCCAGAAATAAATTTACCGGTAAGCTCCAATGGCAACTTTAAAGATGCTGTAGAAGTTGGTGGCTTACTACTTTGTAAAATGCCACAAGAAATGGTAGATCAGAGAAACGAGTATTACAGGAAAAAAGCAGAAGGTCAGGCAGAAGCAGTTGATAATAGCTTCTTAAAAGAAAATGACCCACGTATGCCTCTATTCTCCGATAAAAAATCTACTAAGTCTTTTGGTAAAGGTTAAAATCTTTAAGGAGATGATATTATGGCAACAACAGCCGCACCATACGGTTTAAAAGCCGTTAATTTGATTGGTGGTCAGCCTTATGCTGGTTCTACACGTCAAATTAAAATCGCGTCTGGATATAATGTAAACATCTTCAACGGAAGCGTCGTATCAATCGTCGCGGCAGGTACACTCGAATTAGTAACAACAATTGGGTCAGCTGCTTCTAAATTCCCTGCAGGTACTGTAGGTGTTTTCGTTGGATGTTCTTACACAGATCCAAACACTAAGCAAAAATTATTCAAACAATACTGGCCAGCTGGCACAGTAGCTTCTGACGCAGTTGCATACGTAATTGACGATCCAGATGTTGTATTCCAAGTTCAAGCTGACGATACAGTTCCTCAAACAGCTCTTGGTGCTAACGCTCCATTAGCGAACGTACAGTCAACTTCTACAGGTAATACAGCTACAGGTAACTCAAACGTAGCATTAGACGCAACTGTTGTACAAACAGAAGCAGCTTTCAGAATCGTGGATTTTGTTGATTCTACAACATCAAGCGTAGGCGATGCTTACACTGACGTGTTAGTTAAATTCAACGGTGTAAACCACGGTTACAATAACGGTACTGGTATTTAAGGAGAATAAACCATGGCAATTTCAAGAGCTCAGTTATTAAAAGAACTGCTCCCAGGTCTTAATGCTTTATTCGGTATGGAATACCAGCGTTATGGCGAAGAGCACAAAGAAATCTACGAAACAGAATCATCAGAAAGAAGTTTCGAAGAAGAAACAAAACTATCAGGCTTCGCAGCTGCCCCTAACAAGGCTGAAGGTGCTGCAATTGCGTATGACAACGCACAAGAAGCTTGGACAGCAAGATATAACCACGAAACAATCGCTTTAGGCTTCAGCTTAACTGAAGAAGCAGTAGAAGATAATTTATATGACACATTATCTGCTCGTTACACTAAAGCATTAGCTCGTGCTATGTCTTACACAAAACAAGTTAAAGCTGCTAACGTTTTAAACAACGGCTTTGACGGTACTAACTACCCAGGTGGTGACAACAAAGCATTATTTGCTACAGATCACCCATTAGTAAATGGTGGCACAAACAGCAACACTCAAGCAGTGGCTGCTGACTTAAACGAAACTTCATTAGAAAACGCAGTTATTCAGTTAGCTGGTTGGACAGATGAAAGAGGTTTATTAATTGCTGCTAAACCACGTAAGTTAGTAATTCCACCAGCATTGCAATTCGTTGCTACTCGTTTATTAGAAACTGACCAAAGAGTTGGTACTGCTGATAACGATACTAACGCATTACGATCAAACGGTGCGATTCCAGAAGGATACACAGTTAATCATTTCTTAACTGATACTGATGCATACTTCTTAACAACCGACGTACCTAACGGTATGAAACACTTCGAGCGTACAGCATTGACAACATCTATGGATGGTGACTTTGACACAGGTAACGTACGTTACAAAGCTCGTGAGCGTTACTCATTCGGTTGGTCAGATCCCCTCGGTATGTGGGGCTCACAAGGTGCTTAATTAATTAAGTACTTTCTCTCCTCGAGAACCCAGCTTCGGCTGGGTTTTCTTTTATCTATAACTAATGGTTTTCTTGATGGTAAATCTTTGAAGTAAGAGCATAATTCACTTATCAGCTATGCTGAAATCTAATTTAAGGAGAATCATTATGTGGACAACACCATCAGCAACAGAAATGAGATTTGGTTTTGAAGTAACAATGTACGTATGCAATAAGTAATTTTTAAATCAGGTTCGCGAACGAGGGGCTATAAAGCCCCTTTTTTGTTGTATAATATCTATAAATAGCGTATGATTTAATTATCTGGGAACATCCAGCTTATCAGACTGCCCCAGCAGACGCATACACGACGGATAAGCTTAACTTTGTATGGAGACACACTAATGGCAACAACAACCTTTACAGGCCCAGTTGTATCTAACAACGGGTTCACATCTACAGCAATCGCATTTGACGATTTGCCTACCGCTTCAGAAAGCACAGGACAAGTAATTTTTTGTAATGATGCATTAAAAGCTTCTGAAACAGCTGGTAACGGTACAGGTAACTTAGTATTTTCAGACGGTTCTAACTGGATCCGCGTTGATACCGGTGCTACAGCAGCTAAGTAATAGGAGATCATAATGCAATCTGATATAAAAGCAGCAGTCTTCGTTGCAGCAGATTCTCCTGATACCGTTGTTAATCATAGAGCTCGTTTAAGAGGTATGAGTTATATTTCCTCGGCTACAGCAGGTTCTATTGTATTTAAAGACGGCGCGTCAGGTGCTACATTGTTAGAGCTAAAAACTCCAGCAGGTGTAGGACAATCTGACGTGATTATTCCTGACCAAGGCATTTTATTTTCTAATCAAATTTACTGCACACTAACTAATGTTACAGCAGTAACGGTATTCCATAGTTAATATGGAAGACGAGCCTAAAGAAACTGTTCCTTGCCCTGACAAAGAATGTCAGAAGAAATGGTTTGAGGCTTTAGGAGATTGTGTTTAATGGCAACGACTAAAAAGAAAAAAGGTATGGGAATCAAAACTTCTGTAAAGTCGGGCAACTTTCGTCCGACTAAGCAGGGTGCGGGTATGACTAAGAAAGGTGTTGCAGCCTATCGCAAAGCCAACCCAGGTTCTAAATTAAAAACAGCAGTAACGGGTACAGTCAAGAAAGGTTCTAAAGATGCTAAGAGACGTAAGTCATTCTGTGCTAGATCAGCAGGGCAGATGAAAGATTTTCCAAAAGCAGCTAAAGATCCTAACTCAAGACTACGTCAAGCAAGGCGGAGATGGAAATGTTAACAAAGGTAATGAATCATATGGATGAATCAACAAAACACGCAGTAGACGCAGCATCGGTATTCACAGCAGTAGGTTCAGTCCTAGCTTGGTTACCGGCGATAGCGGCGTTATTTACAATCGTTTGGACAGGTATTCGTATTTACGAAACTAAAACTGTTCAGAAATGGTTAAAAAAAGATGCCTCCAAAGAGTAAGAAACAAGAAAGATTTATGCAAGCTGTGGCTAATAACCCTAAGTTTGCAAAGAAAGTGGGTGTACCTACGAAAGTAGGAAAAGAATTTACTAAGGAGACTAAAGTGAAGAAGTATAGAGAAGGCGGTATGTCAGAAGAAGACAAAAAAATGTTTGGTGAAAAAGAAACAGATTTACCCCCACCAGAAGGATTTAAAAAGTCTGATGATAAAAAACCTGTACCTGCTGATAAAAAAGATAGCTTAGGTAAATTACCTAAAGATGTTCGTAACAAAATGGGCTACATGAAAAAAGGTGGTAAAGTTGGTAAGGGCATGACTAAAAATAATTATAAAAAAGGTGGCAAAGTTTCATCTTGCTCTAAACGTGCAGATGGCTGTGCTGTTAAAGGTAAAACAAAAGGACGTATGGTTTAAGGAGACTATTATGGCTGGATGCGGTAAAAAAATGAAAAAAGGCGGTTCAGTAGATAAAGACTTTGAAAAGTATGTATCTAAAAAAGTAGCTGAAGATAATAAAAAAGAAGGTTGGAAAGCTAAATCAAAAGAAGCAAGAGACTATGATGAGATAGCAGGTAAACCAGAAAAACCAGGTTGGAAAGCTAAATCAAAAGAAGCAAGAGAACTTGATGAAATGACTAAAGACATGAAAAAAGGTGGCAAAGTCAAAAAAGGTTATCATAAAATGCCAGACGGTAAAATGATGAAAGACTCTGCTCACAAAGGCATGAAAAAAGGCGGTATGGTTAAACGTGATGGTTGTGCAGTGCGCGGTAAAACAAAGGGTCGCATGGTATGATGAAGTGTCGCGGTATGGGCAAAGCGATGAAACCAGTTGCTATGAAAAAAGGCGGCTCGGTTAAAGATGCTTGTTACAGAAAAGTAAAAGCTCAATACAAAGTTTTCCCTAGCGCATATGCATCAGGTGCTATAGCTAAATGTAGAAAAAACAAAGGTAAATAATGGCAGTCAGAAAGACAGCTAAAGGTGCCGCACTAAAACGCTGGTTCAAAGAAGAATGGAAAGATGTCAGAACCGGCAAAGCATGTGGCAGAAAGAAAGGAGAATCTCGTGGTACTCCTTATTGCAGACCTAGTAAAAGAGTGTCTAGCAAAACTCCTAAAACATCAGGAGAAATGACTGCAGCTGAGAAGGAGTCAAGAATATCTCAGAAGAAAAGTTTGGGACAACCAGCAGGTAAACCACGACGAGTTGCTCCATTAAAACGTAGGAAAACAACAAGGAAGAAATAAATGGCTACATCAGGAACAGCAACATTTAATTTAGACTTAAATAATATAGTCGAAGAAGCGTTTGAGAGATGCGGTCAAGAACTTCGTACAGGATACGATTTAAGAACTGCAAGACGCAGTTTAAATTTATTGACTGCAGAATGGGCAAATAGAGGTATTAATCTTTGGACTATTGATGAAGGATCAGTATCGTTAACTTCAGGCACAAACAACTACAACCTTCCAGCTGATACAATTGATTTGATTGAACAAGTCGTTAGAACAGGTACAGGACAGAACCAACAAGACATTAATATTACGAGAATCTCTGCTCCTACTTGGGGAACTATACCAAACAAGAATGCAACAGGTCGACCAATCCAAGTATGGATAAATAGACAAGCAAGTCAACCTCAAATTAATGTATGGCCTGCTCCTGATAACAACACATATACCTTTGTTTATTGGAGACTAAAAAGAATTGAGGACGCAGGGAACGGCGTTAATACTCAAGACATTCCATTTAGATTCTTACCTTGTTTGGTTGCAGGGCTAGCTTTTTATTTAAGTATGAAGTTACCAGGTGCTGAAATGAGAACACAAATGCTTAAACAAGAATATGAAGAACAATGGGCATTAGCTTCAACAGAGGATAGAGAAAAAGCCGATTTAAGACTTGCACCCCGTCGGCAATATTTATAAGGAAACGCTATGGGACGAAAATATACGTCTGGTAAACATGCCATAGCAGAATGTGATCGTTGTGGTTTTCAATATAAGTTAAAAGAACTAAAAGACTTATTTATAAAAACTACAGAAACAAATATTAAAGTCTGCAAAGAATGTTGGGAACCAGACCATCCACAGAACATGCAAGGTATGTATCCTGTTGATGACCCACAGGCAGTAGAAGATCCAAGACCAGATAGAAACTTGGAGGAACAAAGAGATTATCAATATGGTTGGAATCCTGTCGGGTTAAATAACCCACTTGGAATACCAGACATAGAAGATGATTTGGAAGGTACCGGACAGGTTGGCACGGTTACTGTAACAACAACTTAGGAGTATAATAATGAACAAAGATAGAAAAGGCTGTAACCACACTTACAAGCAACCAGAAATGGTAGCAGTGCCTAAAACAGGCGGATACCCTGAAACAGGTGTTAAAACTGCAGGTGTAGAAACACGTGGTAATGGCGCAGCTATAAAAGGTACAAAAGCACGCGGCCCAATGGCATAAGGATAAACCATGGCAATGACATACTCAGAATTAGTAGCAGCTATCAATTCGTATAGTGAGAATTCGTTTGATACAACGGATATAAATACATTTATTGAACAAGCTGAACAACGTATATTTAACACAGTTCAATTGCCTGACTTACGACGTAACCAAGTTGGTAATACGACATCAGGAAATAAATATTTAACTACTCCTAGTGATTGGTTAGCAACGTATAGCTTAGCTGTTATTGATAGTAACAATGAATACACTTATTTATTAAATAAAGATGTTAACTTTATTAGAGAGTCTTTTCCAGATACAGACTCAGCGTTTTATGGAAAGCCACAATATTATGGAATATGGGATGACAATACTTTCATTTTGGGTCCTACGCCCGATCAGAACTATACTGTTGAGTTGCATTATTTTTATTATCCTACCTCTATTGTTACAGCTGGTACTAGTTGGTTGGGTGATAACTTTGATACTGCTTTATTCTATGGAAGTTTGTTGGAAGCAGCTACGTATCTAAAAGCAGAACCAGATGTAATTGCAAATTACACACAGCGTTATACAGAGGCCTTATCTATGTTAAAACAACTAGGTGATGGTAAAGATAGACGAGATGCTTACAGAAGTGGGCAGGCAAGGTATGAAGTACAATGATTGATAACCAAGGAAATATATTAGAAGGTGATGTAGAAGTCTTAACAACACAAGGACGAGGATTTACACCTGAAGAAATTGCAGATCGTGCGTTAGCAAAAATTATGTATGTCAGTAAAGATGCTAACCCATTAATAAGAGATCAAGCAGAAGCATTTAAGGAGAGCATTCGAGGTGTTATCGAGTTCTACTTAAAACAGGCGGTACAATCCGACCGCACAACATTGGCGAATAGAATGCGTGAAGCAGGACATTCAGATTTAATTAAATTATTGGAGATATAATATGGCAATTACTCAAGCTATGGCTACAAGCTTTAAAGTAGATTTGCTAAATGGTATCCACGCTTTTGGTACAACAGTTACAAGAGGTAGTACTAATGCGGATACATTTTACATTGCGTTGTATACATCATCAGCAACATTAAATGATACAACCACAGCATATACAGTAACAAACGAAGTATCAGGTACAGGATATTCAGCAGGGGGTAACTCACTGACTGTGTCTCAAACACCTACATCAACTTCAACTACAGCATGGTTAGATTTTGCAGATTCAACATGGTCATCATCAACCATTACTGCAGCTGGAGCTTTAATTTATAACAGCACTAATTCAAATAAAGCTGTAGCAGTACTAGATTTTGGCGGAGATAAAACATCAACTAACGGGGACTTCACAATTGTATTCCCGACAGCTGATTCAACCAGTGCTATTATTCGTATAGCCTAATAGGAGGCTAGAATGGCTCTTGTTTTAAAAGACAGAGTAAAAGAACAGACCGCCACGACTGGTACCGGTACCGTTACGCTCGCAGGAGCAGTTACTGACTTTGATAGCTTTTCGGTTATAGGTGATGGTAACACGACTTACTATACTATTACATTGCCAGAAGGTGATGAGTGGGAAGTAGGTCTTGGTACATACACTGCGTCTGGCACTACTTTATCTAGGGATACAATACTTGCTTCTTCTAACTCTGGAAGTGCAGTTAACTTTTCAGCAGGGAATAAGGATGTATTTGTAGTCTATCCTGCAGGTAAATCCGTTTATGAAGATGCATCAGGAAATGTCACAGCGGGTGGTTCTATTACGGGCGAAGAGATGGTCGCCTCAAATGGAGTGTTTGTTAATAATAAAACCATCTCAGTAGATTACACAGTACCTTCAGGGTATAACGCTACAAGCACCGGACCTGTGACTGTTTCAGCGGGCACAGCATTTACAGTCCCGTCAGGATCGAGATGGTTGGTGCTCTAAATGTTATTTTCTGAAAGTCCTTTTTCCAGTACCCCGTTTTCAGCGCAAGGGGGCGCAGCGGGTAATGTAGAAGTTGCTGTTACAGGTGTTCAGGGTAATACCCAACTAGGCAACGAAACTATAATTGGAAAAGCTGTTGTCAATGTAGTAGGTGTACAAGCAACAGGACAATTAGGAAATGAAGTTGTTACTGCAGATGCAAATGTAAATGTAACAGGCGTATCGGCTACAGGAGTTGTAGAAAGTGTAACCGTTGCAATTAATCAAAGCATAGATGTTACTGGACTAGAAGCAACTACAACGTTAGAAAGCGTAAGCTTAATAACAAACAATAATATAAGTGTTACAGGCCTAGAAGCTACAACACAACTAGGCGATGAAGAAGTACAAGCAGACGCAAATGTAGATGTAACAGGAGTATCTGCTACAACAGTATTAGAATCTGTAACAATAGAAGCAGATGCTAACGTTAATTTAACAGGATTAGTAGCAACTACAACGCTAGAATCTGTTACTGTAATAGAAGGTACAGGAATTAGTGTTAGTGTTACAGGTGTTGTAGGCACAACACAGCTTGGTGATGAAACTGTAACAGCAGATGCTAATGTAGTTGTTACAGGAGTGTTTGGTACTACACAACTTGGTGATGAAACTGTTACCGCAGATGCAAATGTAGTTGTTACAGGGGTTACAGGTACAACAGTATTAGAGTCTGTAACAGTAGAAGCAGATGCGAATGCCGAAGTAACAGGACTACAAATAACAGGACAAGTTGGCACTGTAACAGTTATAGAAGGACGAGGTGTATTAGTTGATATTACTGGGTTCCTTTTAACAGCAAGTACAAGCAATGTATTAGTATGGAGTGATATAGATGATGGACAGACTCCAGGATGGGTAGATATAAACGATTCACAAACTAATAGTTGGAGTGATGTAAATGAAGCACAATCACCTAACTGGACGGAGATAGCGGCATGATAAAAGTAGAAGCAAAAAAATTAGAAGATGGTCGAATAGAATGTACCTACGAAGTTGGTCTTGAATGCGTTAATTGTGGTATGACCGTTGATGCAGAAGAATACACTTCAGGCACATGCTCTGATTGTGGTGAAGCATGGGACGAAAAACGCCATACAGCTATTCACGTGACAAGTATTCCAATGCAAGGACAATCGAGTTAAAATAACATAAATTCAAGGATTTATTATGGCAAGTACGTATTCAGATTTAAAAATAGAACTCATAGGTACAGGTGAACAATCTGGTACATGGGGTACAACGACAAATACTAACTTAGGCACAGCAATAGAAGAAGCTATTACAGGTTCTGTTGATATTAGTTTTACAAGTGCCGATGTTACTTTAACTCTTACCGATACTAACACAACACAATCGGCTCGTAATTTAAGACTTAATCTAACAGGCACATCAGGCGGTGCTCGAGTATTAACCGTTCCAGCTATTGAAAAGCAATATATAATTAATAATGGTTTAGCTGATGCTGTTACTGTCACTCCATCAGGAGGTACCGGTATTGCTGTTCCTGCAGGCAAAACTATGGTGCTCTTTAATGATGGCACTGATATGCAACAAGTTACAACGCACGCAAGTAGTTTAACTTTAGGCACTGATTTAGCTATTGCTGATGGCGGTACTGGCGCTTCTGATTCGTCTACTGCAAGAACTAATTTAGGTTTAGGCTCAATGGCAGTTCAAAATGCAACTGCAATCAACGTATCTGGCGGTACTATTGTAGGTATTACAGATTTAACAATTGCTGATGGTGGTACTGGTGCTTCTACTGCATCAGATGCTAGAACTAATCTAGGCGTTGCTATTGGTACAGATGTGCAAGCGTATGATGCTGACCTTCAAGCTATCTCTAACCTAGCTAAAACAGATGGTAATATTATTGTTGGAAATGGTACTACATGGGTAGCTGAGTCTGGAGCAACAGCAAGAACATCATTAGGATTAGGATCATTAGCTACATTAAATGAAGTCAATGCTGCAACAATAGCAGATAACTCAGTTGGTGCCGATGAATTAAATGTTAGTGGTGATGGTACTTCAGGGCAAGCTTTGTTGTCTGATGGTGATGGAACATTTAGCTGGGGATCAGCAGGGATTGTTTCAGAAACTACAGGTTCTGCTCCTTATTATGGTGCTAGAGCATGGGCATCAATTAATGAGCCATCTGCTGTATTACAAAGTAGCGCTAATATTTCATCATTAACAGATAATGGCACAGGAGATTTTACTTTAACATTTACAACAGCAATGCCTGACACTAATTATTCAGTTGTATTTGGTTCAAGTGTATATCAACAAAACCAAGTTCATGTTACAACTTTGGATAATTCTTCTGCTAGAGCAACAGGTAGTGTTAGAATTCAAAGTTATTATATTGCAGGTGGTGGTGACACTGTTACCATTGCAGGTGATTTTAATCCAGTTGGCGTAGCAATTTTTAGATAAGGAAAAAATATGGAAAAAAGAATCGTATATAACAATGATGAAGGCGGAATTAGTATTATTATTCCAACAGCAGAATGGTTAGCAGAACATACAATAGAAGAATTAGCTGCTAAAGATGTACCAGCAGGTAAAGATTATCATATTGTAGATGTATCAGAAATACCATCTGATAGAACTTTTAGAAACGCATGGGAGTGGGCATAATGGCTATACAAGTAAATATTAATAAAGCAAAAGACATTACTAAAGATAGACTTCGTGTTGAAAGAGCACCTAAACTAGAAGCATTAGATGTTGCTTTTCAAAGAGCATTAGAAGCAGGCGCTGATACTTCTGACATTGTTACTAAAAAACAGGCATTAAGAGATGCTCCAGCTCAAGTAGATTCAATGACAACAGTAGAACAATTAAAGGCAGCGACACTACCAGACGTAGGAGTCTAATTAATGGCAATTAATATAAATGCAAAGACAACCGGAGTCGGAGGTCTAGAAACCTCGGCTGATAACTCAGGCAATATTAATATTCAGTCTGGTGGTACTACTGTAATGAGCGTTACTTCAAGTGGCGTTGCTGTCACCGGGTCTTTCTCTCAAAACGGCGCAGTCTACTCAACCCAACCAAGTTTTAGAAACTTAATCATCAATGGTGATATGAGGATTGCACAGAGGGGGGCATCTACATCGAGTATTACAACATCAGGATATTATACTGTTGATAGATATAGACAATTATTAGCATCTGGTGGGACTTGGACACAATCACAAGATACAGATGTTCCAAGTGGACAAGGTTTTGCCACTAGTTTAAAAATGGATTGCACAACAGCCAATGCTAGTTTAAGTGCTGGTTCTAATGCAGCAATAGTTACTAGGCTTGAAGGACAAAACTTACAACATCTTAAAAAAGGCACAGCTTCTGCTGAAAGTTTAACTTTAAGTTTTTGGGTAAAAGCAAATAAAACTGGAACACTTACAGCAAGTTTATTTGATAGTGATAACACTAGATGGATTTCTAAATCTTATACTATTGATGTTGCTGACACTTGGGAGCAGAAAACTATTACTTTTGCTGGCGATACAACAGGTGCATTTGATAATGATAATGCCGCATCATTACATTTGTATATGTGGTTATTGGCAGGCACAGACTATACTTCAGGTACATTAGCAACAAGTTGGGAATCTTATATCCCAGCTAATGCTGTTGCTTCATCTCAAGTCAACCTAGCAGACTCCACTTCAAATTATATTAATATCACAGGCGTTCAGTTAGAAGTAGGCTCAACCGCGACAGACTTCGAGAACTTACCTTATGATGTACAGTTAGCAAGATGTCAGAGGTATTTCCAAAGATTGCCAGAAAATGTAGAATATTTAACTAGCTTTTATTTTGATAATACAAGTAGATATTGTACTACTGTGTATTTTCCTGTAGTAATGAGAACATCAACTCAAACTATTGAATATGGTACAGCAGAATATAGAAATGGCTCTACATATACAAATGGAACTTATCTAAATAATTCAAGAAGAAACAATTTAATAACTATTAGAATTACTTGTCCATCAGCACCTGATTCTGGTGGATATGCTTTAGGATTAAAATTAGTTGGTACTTGGACATTAGATGCGGAGTTATAAATGAATATTCAATTAGCAAAATTAGTAAAATCAGATAATAATCTAACACAAGCAGATTTAGTAAATGTTACTTTAACTGATGGAACAACATTGAGTATTCCATTAGAAGAATCTAATCGTCACTACCATGAATACCTAGAATGGTTAGCAGAAGGTAATACACCAGAGGAGGCTGATTAATGGCTGATATTATTGTTGCTGGTAACACCAGCGGAACCGTAACCTTATCTGCACCTGATGTTGCAGGGTCTACCACAATCAACTTACCCTCAACCAGTGGGAACTTAGTCGTAGCAAAAGCAGGCGGGGTTTTATACGAAAACACAACAACGATCAGTGCAGACTACACTTTATCAACTGGGCAAAACGCAATGAGTGTCGGGCCTATAACAATAGATCCGAGTGTGACGGTGACTATACCCACGGGACAACGTTGGGTCGTGCTATAATTTAGAGAAAAAGGTTAGATATGCCAAATAGAATAAAAGCAGACAGTGCAAGTGGATTACAGCTTATATCTGATTCATCAGACGAAATACAAATACAGTCTGGGTCAGATACTGTTGCTATAATAAATAGTAGTGGAATTACAATGGGCAGTGGTAAAGCTATATCTGGTGCTGGTGCTGGCGGTAAAATATTACAAGTAGTGTCTACAACATTAGATACAAGATTTAGTCAATCTATTTCTGCTAATACAAATACTGCTATTACTAACTTTGAAGTATCAATTACTCCATCGTCTACATCTAGTAAAATATTATTAACGTCATCATGGATGGGTGAATTTGGAAATTCTGATGCTATATATAGTACAATGTGGTTTTTTTATAGAGACTCAACTAAACTAGGTCATGCTCAAACAGGCTCTCGTAGTTGTGGTATTCAAACTGCAGCATTAAGTTATTGGCTTAATAATGCTTCCTCAACTCCTGAATCAATGTATATGCAGTATATTGATTCACCATCTACTACTAGTGCTATAACATACAAAGTTGGATTGTATGGTGATAGGGCACACACACTATGGACAAATGGCACTGTTACTGACCAAAACAATTCTTCTTATGAAAGAGGTTTATCAAGTATTATTGCTATGGAGATTGCTGGATAATGAACATACATGACGAAATAAAAAAGATACACACTAATGTATCAACTGTAATTTATAATAATGATGGTAGTTATACTTTATTAGATGAAAACGGTAATACTATTACACCAGATACAGATGCAATTAATGCAAAACAAATAGAAGTTAATAATGCATATCAAGCAACACAATATCAAAGAGACAGAGCATTAGAATATCCTGATTTTAAAGAATACCTAGACGGCATCGTAAAAGGTGACCAAGCTCAAATAGATAAATACATAGCAGACTGCCAAGCAGTAAAAGCGAAGTATCCTAAACCGGAGTAATACATGAGTAGCATAGTAATCAAAGGAAACACATCAGGCCAAGTTGAAATCGCCGCACCCGACGTCGCAGGCTCAACCACGCTGACTTTACCGACTGGGAATGGAACGGTTATAACGACAAATAACATAGATTCAAATCCCCCAGCGGCACTTTCTACAGCTAGTGGCTCTGCTCCATCTTATTCTGCTCGTGCATGGGTAAACTTTAATGGCACAGGTACAGTAGCTATTCGTGCTAGTGGGAATGTATCAAGTATTACTGATAATGGCACTGGCAATTATGATGTAAATTTTACAACTGCTATGGCAGATACTAATTATGCAACAGTTTCAACTTGTGCTGGATTAACTGGAATGGCAACAAATAGGGATATATGGCTTCAAGCAGAATCTGAAGCAACTAACCATACTACAATAAATTCTTATTACAGGACTAGCCAAGTAGATGTAGCACATTGTTATGTTGCAATATTTAGATAAGGAAAAATTATGAATAAAAGAATTAAAAGGAGCTACATGTGAGCCTTCAGCTTAACGGAACAGACGGTGTAACATTTAATGATGGCTCAGAGCAGTGGGCCGCCGCGTCTCCTATTGGAACAAAGAACCTCATCATCAATGGTGATATGAGGATAGCACAGAGGGGAACTTCACAAGCTAGTATTACAACATCAGGATATTATACTGTTGATAGATTTTTACTTACTGGTGGGAATTCTGCTGGAACATGGACACAAACACAATCAACTGATGTGCCAACTGGACAAGGATTTGCTAATAGTTTAAAGATGCAATGTACAACAGCAAATGCAAGTTTAGGTTCTACTGCTTTCTTTTTTATAAGGCAAAGAATAGAAGCACAAAACCTTCAACATATTAAAAAAGGCACATCTAGTGCAGAAAGTTTAACATATTCTTTTTGGGTAAAGTCTAACAAAACTGGAACTTATATTGCAGAAATATTTGATGACGATAATGTAAGACAAATTTCAAAATCATATACTATTGATACAGCAGATACTTGGGAAAAAAAGACTATAACATTTGTTGGAGATACTTCTGGAGTATTACCAAATGATAATGGTTCTGGATTTAGTGTAGGAATGTGGTTAGTTGCTGGTAGTGATTATACTTCTAATGGAACTTTAAATACATCATGGGCATCAACAAATGTTCCTCAAAGAGCAGTAGGACAAGTCAACCTAGCAGACTCTACTTCTAACTACATTAACATCACAGGTGTACAACTAGAAGTAGGTGACACAGCTACACCATTTGAAGTTATGCCATACGATATGCAGTTAGCAAGATGTCAGAGGTATTATTATAAATTAGCAAATGATTCTGGTGCAGCTACGGCGTGCTTATTTGGAAATGGCTCAATTCAATCATCAACCCAATTAGCAGGCTCTATAAAATTTACCACTCAAATGAGAATACCTCCAACAAGTATGGAAACGACTGGAACAGCATCTGACTATAGAATATGGTATGCAGGCAATGCTGCTCAAAATTGTACTAGTCTTCCCTTATTAAGTGGTGTAACTAGTTGGGGAGGTAGAATATATTTTACTGTTAGTGGTGGACTAACTAGTGGTCAAGCTGGACATTTTCGTTCTACTACTACTGATGCTTATCTTGCTTGGAGTGCAGAATTATGAGATATATAAAAATAGCTAAAGTCGATGTAGATGATATACAGATGTATCAACAAATAGATGATAATGGTAATAAAAATATACAGTGTACAGAAGAATATGAACAGTTTAAAGAATGGTTAGCAGAAGGTAATACACCAGAGGAGGCAGAATGAGCGTAACAATTAATGGCATTGGTTTTGTAGAAAACAGTAATACGATTTCAGATAGTTATACTATTGCTGCGAATACAAACGCATTAACGGCAGGCCCCATAACAGTAGCAGATGGGACTATAATAACAATAAGCACAGACGCAACATGGACGATTGTATAAGATGAGTACAGTAAAAACAGTTAAATACCAGGTAGGCACTGACGGAACGTCAACCAACAACTTTACTATATATCAGCCTGATCCGCCAGACGGAAGTATAAGAATAGGTGTCGGTAATGCCGATGCCCCTACTGATGTAATGACTGTAAATAGTAGTGGTATTACAATGGCAAGCGGTAAGACAATACCTGCATCAGCGTTGACTGGCACATTACCAGCGATTGATGGTTCTGCTTTAACAGGCATATCTTCTTATTCAGATTCTGATGCTTTGTCATTATTTAATGCTAGTGGTCCTGCTCCTGTATATGCTTGTCGTGCATGGGTATCATTTAATGGCGGAACATCACCAGCAGCAGGAACTATTCAAGGTTCAGGTAATGTTTCATCAGTAACTGACAATGCAACAGGACAAGCAACAATTAATTTTACATCAGCGATGCCTAATGCAGATTATGCAGTTGCAGGAATATGCACAGGATATTCTAACTACAACAGCACATTAATGGTGCTTGCCAGTGCTGATGGAAGTGGTAATCAACAACCAACTACAAAAACAACATCAGCAGTTAAAGTTAATTTTGGACACAGTAATACTGTTACTAATCAGCACGTTGGATACTTAACTGTAGCAATATTTGGATAAGGAAAAATTATGGCAATTAAAATATACGGAACAGGTTCACTTACAGACACAGACGTTACTGTCGATCAGGACTTAGTCATTGGGGGTACAGCGTATTCACCTGACCTGACTTTAACTGACCAAGCTACAATTAGTTGGGACACTTCAACAGGACAAGTAGCCACAGTCACACTAGGTGGAAATCGTACGGTAGCTGCGCCAACTAATCTACTTAATGGTGGATTCTACGCTATGCAAATTATTCAAGACGGCACGGGTTCACGTACACTATCCTGGAATGCTATATTTAAATTTACTGGTGGCGTTGCTCCTACATTGTCAACTGCAGCAAACGCAAAAGACTTTATTACATTCCGTAGCGATGGGACTAACTTATACGAACAAGGTCGTTCACTAGGAGTTGCATAGTGCTACCTATTGGCATCGGCGGAAACACTTTACCTGGATACTATCTAGAATCTAGTCTACGCTTTCGTTCAAGTGCTA